ATCTCAGAATATCGAGTATGAAGCGGCGTACCATAATGGTGAAGCGGGGGTTGTTAAGTTCATTATTCACTTAACGAAGCAAGCGGGAAGAATATGACAGAAGAAGTAAAGACTAGGGGCCGAAAGGCTAAGCCTAAGTATGAGTTTATCTGTGAGCACAAAGACTATCTGAAGGATGTTGGTGTCAAGCTGGAGTGGATCGATAGCCTTCAAAGTCAATATGACTTCAATAAAATAGAATATGTTCATAAATTCCATGCGTTCAGGTGCTATCAAAACGATATGCATGTGGACTGGATCGATATCAACGATCTTGCGTTACTGAATGGTGCGCGTGATCTCGTTGTAATCTTGCTGAAGCATCAGCGAGTCAGCCCTAAGAGAGCTGTTATTCAATATAGATGGAGATAGACAAATGGAAAATCAGGCCGTTCAAAGCGATACCCTGAACGAAGGGGTATCACTGGTAGATTCTGCACAGCCGCAGTTAGGCGAGAATGAATATTTTTTAACTGAAGGAATCAAGGGTACTGGCGAGCGTCCAGACTGGTACAAAGCAGAGAAGTACAAGTCTGTTGCTGATCAAGCCAAAGCTTATACCGAATTGGAAAAGCGATTTGGTGGATTCACCGGCGCACCTAAAGACGGATACCAGGCACCTGAAGGCATCGAAGCTGATGACGCTTTGTTTGCTGAATTAAAGACGTTTGCTGAAGAAACCAACATGAGCCAAGAGGCATTTGGTCGCGCATGGGATCTATTACAGGCGCAGTCTGAAGCGGTCGAGGAAGTATCTGTTGAAGCTGAGTTGGCAAAACTTGGCGATAACGGGCAGCAGAGAATCAAGACTGTTGAGCAGTTCATGAAGAACAATCTTGATCCCGATACCTATGAGCGTGTTCGCTATGGTGTGAATAGTGCCGAGGCTGTTGAGTTGGTTGAGGCGTTGATCAAAGCGACCGCCCCAGCTAAGTTACCGATTGATGGCGCTGTTCAACCAGGTGGAATCACTTGGGAGGCTATCGAGGCTGAGATGTTTAAGAAAGATGAGCAAGGAAACTTCTTGCGTTCGTCTAGTCAAGCGCATGAAGCTAAGATCCAGCGCATGATGAAAGAGTTTGGCGGTGATCGTGCATATTCCAGAACAGTGGGATAGTTTGCATTCTTATAGCTAAATGATATTATAGACGAGTCGGATACCCCTTCGAGGCCTGACAGATTTATTTAAGGTTGTAGGCTGACCGAATCTGTCGGGCACTCAGTCGAAAACTTCATTAAAGCACTATCGGAATGGTTCTGATGTGCATTGATTTATTTTGACAATTAAAGGAATGTATCATGTCAATTAATTTATCTGCTGTAGCGGTAATTGAATTTGACAGTATGGTCAAACAAGCCTACCAAGGCATGGGCCTACTGAAGAATGCAGTTACTTTGCGTAATAACGTTGTAGGCGATACCTACAAATTCCGCCGTATGGGCAAAGGTCTTGCTAACCAGAAGGCTTCTTCTGCTGACGTAACTCCAATGAACGTTGCTCACGAGTTCAAAGTTGCCACTTTGGCAAACTGGAATGCTCCTGAGTACACCGACATCTTTGACCAGGCTGAAGTTAACTTCGATGAGAAGCAAGAGCTTGCTAACGCAATCGCTGGCGCTTTGGGTCGCCGTACTGACCAGCTCGTTATCGATGCAATGGACGCATCTACCCCATTGACTACTGCTGTAGCCGCTGGCGGTACTAACCTTACTATGGCTAAAGTGATTGAAGCGCAGGTTGCACTACGTGACCAGGGCGTTCCTAACACTGAGCTGTTTGCTGCTATTGAAGCGCAAGGTTTAGGCGGTCTGTTGAACGACACGAAAGCTACTTCTGTAGACTATCAAGCGATCAAGGCTCTTGTATCTGGCGAAATCGACACATTGTGTGGATTCAAATTCGTCATCATCGAGACTCGCGCCGAAGGTGGTTTGACTGAAGCTGCTAACATCGTTGACTCTTGGTTCTTCCAGCGTCCTGCTGTTGGCTTGGCCATCGGTATCGATATGAAAACCGAAGTTAACTACGTACCTGAGAAGACCTCTTGGTTGTCTAACGGTATGTTGAAAGCTGGTTCAGTAGTTCGTGACGAAGGTGGTTTGGTCAAGGTTCAATACGACAAAACTGCGTAAGCACAAGGGGGCTTCGGCCCCCATTTATTCAAAGGTGAGTTATGGCTAGTAAGATAGACCTGATTAGTAACGCATTAATCTTGATCGGGGATACGCCGATTAACTCATTAACGGGTGGCACTCGCGCACAGCAAGTTGCATCTAATCTGTATGACAACATTGTTCAGAATGAATTGACGAAACACCGGTGGGGCTTTGCTAAGAAGAAGGCGCAGCTATCGTTAACCACCGATGTACCAGTAGATGATGAGTGGAAAAGCATATATCAATTACCCACTGATCTACTGTTCCTGATCAAATTGTATCCAACCACTAATTACGCTGTATATGGTGACAAGGTTTACACAGATGTGTCTGATGCCTTGTACTGCGATTACATTTACAATGTTCCTGAGTCTGAATGGCCCGTGTACTTCGCTAAAATGATTGAGTATGCCTTGGCTAGAGACTTTGCATCATCGGTTAGAGACTCTGATTCTGCTAGACAAACTATGTCGGCTGAGTACTTAAACCAATCACGTATGGCTCGATACACCGATTCACAGCAATATCCAGTGGTTCCGCTACGACATAACCCATTCACTAGCGTGAGGTTCTAATGTTTGATAATGATCGACTTACAAACGTTGGTGGCAGCTCTGGCGCACCTAGAATCTATACTTACAAGACAAATGACAGTCGGTTAACTGTTTTAAGTTCTGGATATTTCAACGAACTGTACACAAAGGTTAGCCCGAAAGATATTTTTATCATTAATAATGACCATGAAGTGTATACGGTTCGTGTTCTTACGGTATCGCAGAACAGTGTGGTGGTTGAGAAGACAGCGCTATCTGCTAAAGAGTACGCATACTATTACTTGGAAACAGAAACGACATTAGCTCTTAACGATGATGGAGTGACTTATACGGCTGTTCCCAATATGGTTGCGCCAGCGACAAATGAATTTACATTGATTGATGGTGTATTAACTTATACTGGTGTTGGTGGCTCTTTTACCTTTGTTGGCACAAGTAGCGTTTCAACAAATAAAACGGCTGACTTAACAATGGCGCTAGAGATAAACGGTACGGTTAGTTCAGTGTCAATGACTGACGCACACCAAGGTGGTAACAAGCGTCAATCAACCGCATCCAATGGTATCTTTCAAATAAATTCAGATGATGAGTTTAGGGTGCTTGTTAAGGGTGATGGCACAAATGATGTAACTGCTGATATATACTCTATGAATCTAACGTTTGTGGAGATCTAATGGCTAAGTCACGCTTCATTCAAAGTACCTTTGTAAGCGGCGCATTATCCCCATTATTAAAGGGGCGCATAGACTTACAGCAGTACTACCAAGGTGTAGAAACAGCCAAGAATGTGGTAATTGTGCCACAAGGTGGCCTGAAGCGTAGAGCTGGTACTGAGTACATTGATCGCGGATTAAATCAAATCGAGCGCAAGTCTGGTCTTACTCCCACTATGCCCGAAGGTGGTACTCCATCGGTTATTGCTGATGGCTCTGATGGAACGACTACGACTACTACAAACGGACTAAACACGGCCACGCCTTATGTTGTTGCTGAATACGACCTAACAACTCCGCAGAAATTAGAGTTTGTTGATATTCGCCGCATTTCTATTACTACGGGTACCGTCAATAACTTCAGGGTTCAGTGGTCTGATGATGCGATTACGTGGGATACAGGCATTGCATTACCCATTGTCGGCACAAATCCGCAAGACTTTAGGGTAACAGTGTCAACCACCGCTAGATACTGGCGGCTTATCGTACCCACTACCGCTAACACAAGCACGGTAACGCTTGCTCAAATGGATCTGATGTTTGAATCAATCTATCCATCTGAAGTTAAGCTATTGGATTTTAGCGTAGAGACAAACAGACACTATCTGTTGATATTGACGGGTGGGAATATCCGTATTATCAAGACGCCCGATACCCATGTGGCTGATGTTCGAGCACCATTAACTGGTTATCTAATCCCAGACATTAGGGATACGCAGACAGAAAATGTCATGCTGTTGTTCCATGAGGATTTGGAAACACAAAGGCTGATCAACCTAGGTACAGATACCGATTGGTACATTGATGAAGTGCCTTGGACTAATATCCCACAATTCGACTATAACGATACCTTAAGTCCTACTCCTGTAGCTGATGTTCAGCGTATGACGTTAAGTTCTTTTGTGGCTGGTGATACCTTTCAGTTAGATATTGAAGGAGTGTTGTCCAAGAACATTACCTATGCCGGTGATGCTACTGCGGATCAGAGAAGCTCAACGATCTTCAACATCCAGAAGAATATCCAAGATATGCCTGTAATGGGCGAGACTGGTGTAAGCGTCTCATACGTCTCTGCTGGCGTGTTCGACATTACGGTAGGCGGTGAGTCGGCTAAAGACTTTGAATTGTTCTCGGGCTTCGCTACAAGCGGTACAGCGAGTAAAACGATTGCCTTTGTTAAAACTGCTACGGGGTCACCAAGAAAAGAAGACGTGTGGAGCGCAACCAGGGGATATCCCAAAATGGGATGCTTCTTTGAGAATCGCTTATTCTTAGGTGGCACTAAGTCTAAGACACAAAGCATTTTTGGTAGTAAGTCAGGTGCATTCTTTGACTTTGATATTGATGATGGCGATGACGATGAAGCTATCTTTGCGACTATCTCATCACGCAAGTTAAATGAGATTGTTGATATCTTCCCAGGCCGTAACTTGCAGATCTTTACGTCTGGTGCAGAGTTTGCCGTATTAGCTAAGCCTATTACGCCATCGACTGTAGACATTACACCGCAGACTTCGCACGGTTCATCGTATATTCAGGTTGAAGAAGTTGACGGTTCGACCATGTTTGTTGACCGGAATGGTAAAACGTTAAGAGACTTTATTTACTCTTTCAACGAAGACGCTTACACCGCTACTGATAAGTCTGTTCTATCTTCTCAGTTGATTAAGCAGCCAGTTGATATGGCTTTGTTG